GGGCGGCGCTTCTCTACTATGCCCTGCCGGACGGCAGCCTCTACCTGACCCGTGTCGGTACCCGAAAAGCTGCCAGCGGCGTGGCGCAGGGTATCAACATTGAAGCGGCGGCCTATGAGGCCTCGATGGATGAACGGTTTTCCGAGTACACCGGCGTCTCAATGACGGTTAACCCGCTGGTCGATGACAGTGGTTATGGCGCCGTGACCAAAGCCACCGCGAATGATCCGGACGTTGCCAAAATGCGATACCGGAACCGGATCATCATTGTCGAAAGCACCATGAATACCACCGAGCTGGCGCAGCAGGCGATTGACTGGGAAATGAACAGGCGTTATGGCCGCTCTAAGGTTCTGCAGGTCACCATTGATAACTGGCGCGACAGCGCGGGCAAGCTGTGGGAACCCAATACCCTGATCCCCGTCAATATTCCCAAAATGGGCATCAATGACGTGCTGTGGCTGCTGGCAGAAGTCACGTTTATCAAAGACGACCAGGGCACGGTGGCGCAGATGGTACTGATGCCACCTGCGGCATTCTCTGTCCAGCCTTATCGTTTTTACAACGTCATTCAGGAGCTGAACAGATGACAATGCTCAACACGCTTTACCGCCGAGCGATGATGATGCTCGGCGTGGGCAGTGTATCACTGACTAATGATGATGGCGGGATCCAGAAGGTGCAATACAACACGCCGATGGAAGTGCGCGGCGATACGCCCCGCCTGATGGAGTTCGGTTTCTCCTCCTCATTGCCCGACGACGCTGATGTGTTAATTGCCTATCTTTCCGGTGACCGGTCGAACGCAGTGGTGATTGCTTCCGGGCATAAAGGTAGCCGCAAAACCGGACTAAAGCCGGGCGAAACAATCCTCTACAACCTTTGGGGCATGCATTTCAAATTGATGGAGGAAGGGGTAGAGGTAGACGCCAAAGGCAAACCGGTCACGGTGATCAACTCAACGAAAGTGACCATCGTCGCTTCAGAAGAAATCTATGCTGACACGCCGGTGCTGAAATGTGCAGGGGACATCATTGACAACGCCGGGAGCAATACCACCACGCTGAAAGATCTGCGTGACACGTACAACACGCACGACCACGTTGTTAAAAATGTGCAGAGCGGAAGTTCATCGCCTACAAGCGAAAAACCCGGGGAGTTAGTTGAATGACTGACATTACAACGGTGTGGAATGCTGAACAATCTGTTGGTGACTGGGCTGAAGCTTTCGGTGATCTACAGTCAGGAGACGATTTAGAAACTGCCATTTTAATCAGCCTTTTTACTGACAGGCTGGCGCGGCAAGATGATGAGTATGATGGTGATAATCGTCGCGGCTGGTGGGGTGATCAAGATCAGGATTATCCAATTGGTTCACGGCTATGGCTGTTGCGTCGACAGAAGCTGACTTTAGCCGTTGCAAACAAAGCTCAGGACTTTGCCTCAGAGGCGCTTAAATGGCTTGTCGATGATGGCGTCGTTGCCAGTATTACGCCTGTCTCCCAAATTGTTTACCCGAACCGCCTGAACCTTTTCATCACCTATCAAAAACCGGGACAGGACGCTGTGTCTAAGCGTTATTTCTGGGTCTGGGAGTCTTAATCGATGCCATACAATCGGCCAACACTCACCGAGTTACGTGCGCGTAATCTCGCAGCAATTGAAGCAGAATTAAAAGGGGTAGGTACCCCATTACGGTTTTCAAATCTGAATATTCTTGGCACCGCAGATGCTGGTCTAGCTTATCTCCATTATGGCTATCTTGACTGGATAGCGAAGCAGTCAGTGCCGTGGAGCGCGACGGATGAGAATCTTGCGGGGTGGGCTGCGTTAAAAAGCGTGACGCAAAAAGCAGCCAACGCCGGGACAAACAATGCCACCCTTTTCACCGGCATTGCAGGTGCAGCTATTCCGGCGGGTACCGTCTTAAACCGGGGTGATGGTTACCAGTACACGACAGATGCGGAGGTTGATATCGGGGCCTCAGGCACGGCAACTGGCGCAATCACTGCGGTGTTACCCGATCCTAATGATGACCCGACGGGTGGCGGCGATGCGGGGAATACCCCGGCAGGTACCCAACTGACGCTGGATGTCAGCATTTCAGGCGTTGACTCGATAGCGACTATCAGCACGGCCATTACGGATGGTGCAGATATCGAAACCGAAGATGCTTTCCGTTCCCGGACACTGCTTGCCTACCAAAATACACCACAGGGCGGAAATGATGATGACTATGAAGCCTGGGCGCTTGCCGTAGCAGGTGTTACGCGGGCGTGGACGGTACGCAGGCTTATGGGGGCCGGTACTGTTGGCGTGTATATCATGATTGACGGCACTGATACCTCAAATAATGGTTTTCCCGTGGGTACCGATGGTATTTCCTCACTCGACAGCTGGTCGGGCACCAAGGCGACCGGGGATCAAAAAAGGGTGGCGGATTATATCTACCCGCTTCAGCCCGTCACGGCACTGGTGTATGTCTGTTCGCCAATTAAAACGACCATCAATTTTACGATTACCGGCCTGGCATCGGCTAACAGTACAACAACTGCCGCAATTGCCGCTGCCATTGATGGGGTATTGTTCGAGTCCGGCAACCCTCAGGGGGCCACGATTTACCTGTCTGATCTGCTGATTGCCATCAGTAATGTCAGCGGTACGGGTGGGTTTATCCTGACTTCTCCCTCGGCAAATATTACCACCACGACCGGGCAATTGCCGGTAAGGGGTACGGTGACTTATACATGAGCCGGTTTACTTTAGAAGATTACACGTCAGCGCTGCAAAATTTAATGCCAACCGGACTGGTATGGTCACGCAAAACTGATGGTGTTCAAACCGCCGTATTGCGGGCTCTGGCACAGTCATATCAGGACAGTGATGATGCGGCAGTATCATTGCTAATCGGCGCTTTCCCGGCGACGGCAACCATTATGTTAACCGACTGGGAGAAAACGCTCGGGCTCCCGGACGATTGTGCTATTGGGGAAAATGACAGCATTGCCATCAGGCAAAAGTCAGTGGTCTCGAAGCTTTTCAGTACGGGCGGTCAGTCCGCTGCTTATTTCATAGGTGTAGCCAAAGCGCTGGGTTATGACATTACCGTGACGGTTTACCGCCAGGCGCGGGCGGGAATGTCGGTCTGCGGTGATGCGCTTAACGGGGAGAACTGGCCCTTCACCTGGCTGGTTACCGCACCGGAAACCACCATCACTTACGCGCAGGCCGGACAGTCCTATGCCGGCGACCCGTTAAGGTCCTGGGGTAATAAACGGCTTGAGTGCCGTCTTAGCAAGCTGGCACCCTCACACACTATTGTGCTCTTCGGTTATTCGAATTAATCATTAATCTCCTTAAAATTTTTATCAGCGCCTTTACTGGCGAGGGAATTTCTATGCAAAAAATTGGGAACATCACAACTACTGCAGATGCTAACGGCGAGTGGACAAACGGTAATGTTGCTGCGGGGACACCCCCAACGATTATTGATGCGGCGTGGCTTAATACAATCCAGCGCGAGATAGCCAATGTAGTTACCGGCGCAGGGTTAACACTCAACCCTTCTAATGACGCACAATTATTAGCATCGTTGTTATCGCTAACGGGCCCAGGGCGTCTTATTGGACCTCCTAAGTTCATCACCGCCAGTAGTACTTACACACCTACTGCAGGAACGAAAAAGATTTTCGTTCAGGGTATTGGTACTGGTGGGAATGGTGCCGGGAGTATTGCATCAGGTTCAAACGGATGTACATGTTGCAGTGGCGGCGCTTCAGGCGGCTATGCTGAGGCGTGGTATGAATCAGGTTTCAGTAGCGTTGCGGTCACAATAGGCGCGATTGGCGCACTCAATTATGCATCTGGCGCATCGGGAGGAACATCAAGTTTCGGTTCACTAATGGTCATACCCGGTGGTGGTGGTGGTGGTGCTTCAGCGCAAGGTTCCACTGTTGCATATTTTGAAAACGGTGGTGGGGCCGTTGGCGGAGTCCCGACTCTGTCGGGCCATGTTA